CCAAGACTGACGGCATCAAAATCCGTGGTACTGGCGCAGCCACTAAAGGCGTTACAGCAAGAGGCCCGATGGCATGACCTATTCTGAGCTTGTAGCCGCAATTCAAACCTACACGGAAAATACTTTTCCGACGATTACGCTCGCGGATTCGTCTACGGTTTCGTCTACAACTCAGATAAATCGGTTCATTGAGCAGGCTGAGCAGCGCATATACAACTCGGTTCAGTTCCCTTCAATTCGCAAAAACATGACGGGAACAGTAACAGCCAACAATAAATATTTATCTTGCCCCGATGATTTCCTTTCAACGTACTCGCTAGCAATTGAAACCGCAGACGGACAAGAGTTTCTTTTGAACAAAGATGTGAACTTCATCCGCCAAGCATACCCCAAGGCAACAGACACTGCGACCCCAAAATACTACGCTTTGTTTGGCCCGACGGTAGCGGCAAGCGTTATCTCCAACGAGTTAAGCTTTATTCTTGGCCCAACGCCGGACAGCACCTACACAGTGGAGCTGCACTATTACTACTACCCAGAATCAATCACCACAGTGGCTTCTGGCCAAACATGGTTGGGCGACAACTTTGATACCGTGTTGCTCTACGGTTCCTTGGTTGAGGCATACACATTCATGAAGGGCGAGCCTGATCTGATTGGGTTGTATGACGGCAAGTACAAAGAAGCACTTGCATTGGCTAAACGTCTGGGCGATGGACTTGAGCGCGGAGATGCGTATCGCAGCGGCCAGTATCGGGAAGCTCCGTTACCTCAGAATAATGGAGTCCGTTAATGGCGTTTACGGGAAACTACACCTGCAATACGTTCCGTACGGGCCTGATGAATGGCACGTTCGACTTTACGTCCGGTACTTTTAAGCTTGCGCTCTATACCAATGCAGCCACGCTTGATGCCGCTACCACGGCTTATACGACTACGGGCGAGGTTGTGGGCACTGGGTATACGGCTGGGGGCAATGTGCTTACGATAAACCAGACCCCCACAACAGGGAACTCGCCCAACACGACTGCGTACATTTCCTTTGCAAACACATCGTGGACAGGCGCACTCACTGCGCGTGGAGCTTTGATCTACAAAGCTGGGGCCAATGGTGCTGTATGCGTGCTGGACTTTGGCTCCAACAAGACTTCAACAGCAACTTTCACGGTGCAGTTCCCTACTGCCACCAGTACTTCAGCAATCATAAGGATCGCGTAATGGCACTTGTAACCACAACCAAAGGCGACATGGATGACTCATTGCTGGAGAAGCGTGAGGGCACCGTGGACAACGATAACGAGATGACCACATGGACTGAGTACTGGCTAGAAGGTGAGCTTGTCCACCGGTCTGCGCATGTGACACTGAAAAAGATGCCCGTCTTTGGTGGCGGCGAAACCCAATCAATTGGCTAAAGGATAAATCATGGCAAATACCCAATCAATGTGCACCTCGTTCATGAGCGAGTTGATGCTCGGTCAGCACCAGCTTGGCACTTCAACCATTGTGTCCCGTGGCAGCTTGACTGCACCAACTACAGATACGGTTAAAGCAGCTTTGTATCTAACCTCGGCAACCATCAATGCGGCCACAACTGCATACACAGCAACTGGCGAAGTCACTGGTACAAACTACACCGCTGGCGGCGTGACGGTAACGAATGCCACGGCTCCGACTTCAGCTAACTCTTCTGCAACGGCTGGTGTGGCATATTGGACTCCGTCAGCTTCAATTACCTACACCACAGTGACACTGGCTACGGCTTTTGACACAGTACTGCTGTACAACTCGACTCAAAGCAACAAGGCTATCAGTGTCCACACGTTTGGTTCACAGACCATCACGGCAGGCACCTTCACCTTGACAATGCCAACAAACAATACGTCAACTGCTTTACTGCGCTTGGCAACCACCTAAAGGGTAGGTTATGTCTCTCGGCTGGGGCGACAGTACTTGGGGCGCGAACGGCTGGGGCGGCACTCTTGAAGCAACGGGAGATGTAGCAACAGGGGCCGTAGGTACGGTCACGCCCAGCCTGACTGTTGCCTTGACAGGTAATGCTGCTGCGGGTTTGGTTGGTACGGTTGTCCCCAGTCAGTCTTCAGCAGAGACCGGAGATGTTGCAACTGGCGCGGTTGGTACGGTAGCTCCCACAGTAACGGTTGCGTTATCTGGTGTTGCAGCAGCGGGTTCAGTTGGAACGGTTGTTCACAGCAAGGATGTTGCCCTGACCGGCGACTTGGCGACCGGCAGTGTCGGCACGGTTTCTCGGGGAACTACCTCGCTGGCTTTGACTGGCGTAGTTGCCAGTGGTTTGGTTGGCACGGTTTCTCGGGGCGCAACTTCACTGGGTTTGACTGGTAATGTTGCCGCTGGCACGGCTGGCACAGTTGTTCAAAGTGCTTCGGTTGCTCTGACTGGCGTTGTGGCTTCTGGTCTTGCGAATGCGGTCATTGTTCCGATTCCAAGTAATCAAGCGATTGGCTCGGTTGGAACGGTTGGCCATGAGTTGGTAATTGCACTGACGGGTAATGCTGCCACGGCTGCTGTTGGTTCGGTAGCGTTGGGAGCAAGAACATTTGGCCTGACCGGAAATCAGGCGCAGGGGTATGTTGGAACACTGATTGCTGTTTACTGGAAGCTGATTGACGACAGTCAGACAGCCAACTGGACACCAATCTCAGACGTACAATCGGCAGGCTGGGTAAATGTAGATGACACACAGGCCGCAAACTGGCAAAATATCAACAACCCGCAAACTCCCGGATGGGCAGCCATTGACGATGCGCAGACTGCCGACTGGGAAGAAGTAGTAACTTGAGGTAAACCATGACTACAGCGTACACATCACTTTTGGGTTTGGCACTTCCCGTCACGGGAGAGCTGTCAGGCACATGGGGCGATACCGTAAATAACAGTATTACCTCGCTGCTTGATTCAGCTATTGCGGGTACTACCACCTTAAGCACTGACGCAGATGTCACGCTGACAACCACCACAGGGGCAGCAAACACCGCACGGGAGGCCATCCTGCTGTGCTCAGGCGCAAGGACAGTGTTACGCACAATTACTGCGCCAGCTCAGTCCAAGATTTACACCATCATCAACTCAACTACTGGTGGCTTTGCCGTCAAGATTGTGGGCGTTGGCCCGACAACTGGCTTGACCATCCCCAACGGCGCAAGTGCTGTCGTTGCATGGAACGGCTCTGACTTTATTGAAATCGGCTCATCCACTGTTGGCAATTTAACAGTCAACGGTAATTTATCCGTAACGGGTAATACAACCCTTGGCGATGCGGTAGCAGACACCATTACTTTAAACGGTCAGTTTGTGACTGGTACTGTACTGCGTTCTGCTCAGGCGGCAACCAATACTTTAAACCTTGCGGCATACGACGTAGACGGTGTTTCATACACAAACTTAATTACGTTGACCGCAAGTAACACACCTACTCTTACCCTGACTTCGACAGGTGTTGGCACTATCAACAACATGTCGATTGGCGCGACAACGACAAGCACTGGCGCGTTTACCACGCTGTCTGCCTCGGGTACATTGACTGCTACAGGTGCAGTAACCGCTAATACAACTACCAACGCGCAGTCATACACTACTACAGGCGCTGGAACTATTACCATCAGTTCAGGTACTGCTGGCACTATCAACAATATGTCGATTGGTGCAACCACGGCTCTTGCCGGTACGTTCACAGCCTTGACTGCTACAGGCGCAGTAACACTGAACACTACTACTAACGCACAGTCATACACAACCACAGGTGCGGGAACCATTACGATCAGTTCGGGCACGGCTGGCACTATCAACAACATGTCTATCGGGGCAACCACTGCTCTTGCCGGTACATTTACTACGCTTACCAGCACAGGTAATACGACCATTGGAGATGCTGATACCGACACTATTACAGAAAATGCGTCATATGTCACAGGCACTCAACTTAAGTCAGCAAAAGTAGCAACCAATACTTTAAACCTTGCCGCATACGACACAGATGGTTTGGCTTATACAAACTTGATTACGTTGACTGCGAGTACTACCCCTACGCTTGCTTTGACTTCAACAGGTGTAGGCACGATTAATAACATGTCTATTGGCGCAACTACGGCATCAACTGGCGCATTTACTACGTTATCCGCCACAGGTGCGGTAACCATTAACACGACAACCAACGCGCAGTCGTACACAACCACAGGTGCAGGCACGATAACAATTAGCTCAGGCACAGCAGGCACTATCAACAACATGTCTATTGGAGCAACAACCGCTCTTGCTGGCACGTTCACAGCCTTGACCGCTACTGGTGCAACCACATTTAACACGACAACCAATAACCAGTCGTATACAACTACTGGCGCAGGAACAATAACAATAAGTTCAGGCACGGCTGGCACCATCAACAATATGTCGATTGGCGCAACCACTCCGCTTGCTGGCACATTTACTACACTCAGCAGCACAGGTAATACCACTCTTGGTGATGCCGCAGCAGACACCATTACTGTCAACGGCCAGTTTGTAACAGGCACAATTCTTCGGTCTGCGCAGACGGCAACCAACACGCTTGCTCTTGCAGCTTATGACACAGACGGTGCTGTTTACACAAACTTGATTACGCTGACGGCCAGCACCACTCCTACGCTTGCATTGACTTCAACGGGTGTAGGTACGATCAATAATATGTCGATTGGCGCAACAACGACAAGCACTGGCGCATTTACCACTTTGTCTGCTACTGGCGCAACCACATTTAATACTACGACCAATAACCAGTCGTACACAACCACAGGTGCAGGAACAATCACCATCAGTTCTGGTACTGCTGGTACGATCAATAACATGTCAATTGGTGCAACGACTGCGCTTGCGGGTTCGTTCACTGCGCTTGCTTACACAACCACACTGACAGGCGGCACGGGCATTATTGCTATCGGCACGAATCAGATTTACAAAGATGCAACTGGTAAAGTCGGACTTGGCACAGCATCTCCAGCCGTTACCTTGGCTATTAGTGCAACCGATGCCATCTTGGTTCCGTCAGGAACAACAGCACAGCGGCCAACGGGCGCGTCTGGCTATTTGCGCTTCAACAGCACAATTACACAGTTTGAGGGGTACAACGGCACGGCTTGGGCATCTGTTGGCGGTGGTGCTACTGGTGGTGGAGCTGACCAAGTATTTGTGCAGAACGGTCAAACAGTTACAACCGACTACACAATCACTACAAACTACAATGCAATGAGTACAGGGCCAATTACCATCAACTCCGGCATCACAGTCACTGTCCCAACTGGTAGCAACTGGGTCGTTCTTTAAGGAGAACTCATGAGTTCAATCGCACTTTCAGGAAACGCAATCGGGGCAGGTGTCCTGACCATTGCCGCGCCCAACACAGCAAGTAACTTCACATTGACGTTGCCGACAGCAACCACCACACTGGTAGGCACAGATGCAACTCAGACCCTGACCAATAAGACACTGACCAGCCCAAATATTGGCGGCACTCCGGCAATGAATGCAAGCGTGATTACCTCTGGCACTGCGGTTGCGTCTACATCTGGTACTTCAATTGACTTCACAAGTCTGCCAAGCTGGATTAAACGCATTACTGTGATGTTTAGCGGTGTTTCAACAAACTCGACAAGCAACTATTTGGTGCAGTTAATTACTGGCGCGTCAACAGTTGTTAACACTGGCTATGTGAGTGCCGTTAGTTACGGAAATGGTGGAACTACAACAGCAACATCAACTGCTGGTTTTATTGTACATGGGGGTGTTAGTGCAACAGATTCTGTCAGCGGCATGATTTTTATTGGAAACATCACTGGAAACACTTGGGTAGAAACAGGAAACCTTAACGGCAGCAGCGCAGGACAATTTAATGCGTCTGCTGGAACTGTTGCGCTGGCGGCTGTTTTAACTGGTGTACGCATCACATCAGTAACTCCAGATACCTTTGATGCCGGTTCAGTCAACATTCTTTACGAGTAAACATCATGACAGCAAAATTAGATGGAACTTCGGGACTTCTCCAGCAGTACGACTACCAAGTCTTAACGACTGCGTTCTCCTACACATTTGCAGCAGGAACAAATGTTCTGGTGATAAACCCTGCTGGTACGCTGGCAACAGGCACAATCACAATGCCTGCGTCCCCTGCTGATGGCATGACCATCTCGTTCAGTTCAACTCAGTCAATCACTGCGTTGACTGTTGCGGGCAATACTGGTCAAAGCATTGTTGGCAATCCGTCCACAATGTTGGCGGGAGGTGCTGCAACATTTGTGTACCGCTTATCTAACACCACTTGGTATGCGCAGGCGAACACAGCGCAAGTTGGTAGCGCGGGTAGCCCAGCGCCAGTTGTAACAATTTACACTTCTCCATCACCTTGGACAAAACCAGCAACGCTTAAAGCAATAAAAGTAACAATGGTTGCTGGCGGGGGAGGGGGCGCTGGCGGTACTCCTGCTTCTTCCGTAAGAGGCGGCAATGGTGGAAATGGTGGTGTTTTATGGGGGTATGCACAAACTCCAGCAATACCCGCCCCTGTTACTATTACTGTTGGCGCTGCCGGAACTGCGGGTACTTCTCCCGCTGGCTCAGGCGGCTCAGGCGGTACAAGCTCATTCGGCGCGGTTTTTTCTACCACTGGAGGTGGTGGTGGCGCTCCCGGCGCATCTAATGGCGCTTCTGGAGGTTCTTTTGCAATAACACCAGCACCAACTTCATCTTCTTTACAAATAACAAATCCACTTGCAGCCGTTGTACAAGCATTTGGCATTCCTGCACAACCCACTACAGGTGGTGCACCGGGTACTGCGGGAACTGGTTATGGCGCGGGCGGTGGAGGGGGCTCTGGGCCTAGTCCAAACAATGCTGGCGCAGCGGGAACAGCAGGATTTGTAATTGTTGAGGAGTTCTACTGATGTGCGATCAACTCAGCCAATTCGTTGTTGAGAAATACGTCCACCTCAAGGACTTCCTTGACAAGGACAACTGCCGTGATCTGACAACGGAACTCAAGCGTCTGGTTGCAGAGCAAAAAACAACCAAAGACGAGCAATGCCCGACATCTGAAGCGGTGCATGGCGCTATGGCTTTTGACAGCTTGTTAGTTCAACTGTTGCCGCACTTTGAGAAAGCTTCCGGCAGACGGCTGTACCCAACCTACAGCTACGCACGCTTGTACGCTCCCGGCGAAGAGCTTGTCATCCATACCGACCGTGAGTCCTGCGAGATCAGTGCAACGGTAACCCTTGGCTTTGATGGGGATGTATGGCCCATCTTCATGGGTGACGAAGGCAAAGCAAACGCATCAGAGATCAAGATGGCTGCGGGCGATGCAGTCATGTACCGTGGTATGGACAAACACCACTGGCGCAATGTTTACACAGAAGGTAAATGGCAAGCGCAGGTATTCCTGCACTACGTCGATGCTGACGGCCCACATGCAGAGTGGAAGTTCGACAAGCGTCCCGGTTTAAACCTGCCGCAAGAAGAACTGCGCTACCGTGTATTTCAGGATGTCTTGACACCTGAAGCCTGCGATTCCTTGATCCGCCTGTACACCAGCGACAAAACGGTTAAACAGCCTCCTGTGATTGGTACAGGTGACGGAGCAATTGACAAGTCCATCCGTAATGTTGAGCGGGTCATGCTGCCAACCTACAAGGACATTGGTGGTCGTTTGGCGGCTATTGGTCTGGCAGCAAACCATGCAGCATGGCAATTTGACGTTACCCATGCCAACCAAGCTGAGTTCTTGATCTACCCGGCGGGCGGGCGCTACCAAGCGCACGTAGACACATTCTTGAAGCATGGCGAAGATTGCCGCAAGCTGACAGTGCTGGCTTTCCTGAACGACGACTTCAAGGGCGGCAGGTTCTTCATCCAAGACGGTCAGAACAAACATTACCCACCGCAGACCAAAGGCACAATTTTGTGTTTTCCATCGTTCATCATGCACGGTGTTGAAGACATTGAAGAAGGCGAGCGTTGCTCCGTTGTGTGCTGGATGGTCGGTAAATTCTTCAAATAAGGAGTTGATATGGCAATAACACTCAACGGAACAACAGGGATTACAACCCCGGCAATTACAGATGCAGGGCCAATCTCTGTTGGCCCTCAAGGCATCACGTTTGGTGATGCTTCAGTGCAGACCACTGCGGCTGTGACTGCTCCGGGTGTGCCTGTTTTGCTTGTTTACACAAGCTCAAGTACTTACACAAAACCTGCAACAGTTAAATCTATCAAAGTCACTGTTGTTGGCGGCGGTGCGGCTGGTGGTAGTAACGCCTCCAACCCTACTGGTGCAGCAGGCGGCGGTGGCGGCGGCGGCGGAGCTTCTATATTTATTTACCCAGCGCCTTCATTGCCAGCAAGTGCCATTCCCTACACGGTGGGCGCGGCAGCATCAACTTCATCTTTTGGCGTTGCTCCGCTAACTGTCATTACAGCAACAGGAGGCGCTGCTGGTGGTACTGGCCCAACAACTGGAGCAGGTGGAGCAGGTGGCATTGGAAGCGGGGGGACATTAAATGTTGGCGGCAGTGGCGGTAATGCTGGCTTCGGCACTGCACCGATCTATGGCGGCGCGGGAGGAGGCTCTATGCTTGGCGGTGGCGGGAAAAGTGTAATCGCTAATAATAATGGTGATGCTGGACAACAATACGGCGGTGGCGGGGGCGGTAGCGCAGGAACAGCGGCTCCGCGAACTGGCGGCGCAGGTGCAGCAGGCGTAGTTATCGTTGAAGAATTTTATTGAGGAGTTTTACTGATGAAAGAAGCATTGATTTCAACCATTGAACCCCGTGAAACGGGTTATCGTGTGGCTCAGGTTGTTGCAGAGGGCGAAACATTCCCTGTTGCCCCTGCATTGTTCTGGACACCATGTGCAGATGACGTAGTAGCAGATCAGTTCTGGTACGACCCGTCTGACGACCAGATCAAGCCAATCCCGGCTCCACCTGAACCAACTGTTTAAACACAAACTGGAGAAAACATGAACGACAAAAAAATTGAACTTACCCTTGGCCTTATCAACGCCGTCATGCAGTATCTGGGTACTCGCCCGTATGCTGAAGTTGCCGACATGATTCAAGCCATTCGTGAACAAGCTATCCCCCAAGTGCCAATGCCTGAAGCCAAGGCTGAAGTAGCTGCGGAGTAATCATTGATCCCCTCAGTCTTCTTTTCGCCGCCAATGCCTGTGTCGCTGCTATCAAGCAGGGATGCAAGCTGTATAAAGATGCCAAAACGTCTTTTGTGGAGGTTAAGAAGACTGTCGATGAAATTGTTTCTGACGCAAAGCAGGTTCGTAGTTTTTGGCAGAAGTTGTTCGGAGCAGACCCCGAGCCAACCGCCCCCAAGCCTGTGGCGAAAAAGACGGAGAAGTTCGTTGCCATTGACGAAACCCAAGTCATGGCAGACATTGTCAGTCAGCTCACAAAGCTATTCAGGCTTGAAGAGCAGCTAGCAACGCACATCCGGGAGGAAGAAGAAAAGTCCAGAAACGTCTATGACCCTGATGCCAACTTGATGGAATCCGCGCTACAACGCGTGATGGCGCAGCAACAGATGGCAGAACTGATAGTGACAGTCAGGGAAACGATGGTGTACCAATCCCCGCCTGAAATGGGTGCGTTGTACAGCAAAGTGTTTGAGATGCGGGAAGTCATTCAGGAAGAGCAGGAACAGGCAAGGCTGAAACAGGAAGCGCAGCAGAGGTACAAGCTATGGCAACGGCGGGAAAAGCAAAGAAGCTTCCAAGCAAAGTCAGCGTACCTAGTAGCGACTACTATATTCCTCCTGTATCTCTGGGCGTGGCTCCTGCTGCTGAATCGGTGGGGGAAGACGTAGTGGGCTGGATCGCTGCTTTGGTGTTGGTTGGCCTGATGCTTCCGTTGAACGCAATGTTGCTCATGGACATTCTTGAGGCCAAGTATGAGGTCAAGGCGCAGGTAGAGAAGGTAGAGAAACTCAGGCGTGAGCTTGAACAGAAAGAACGGGAAAAATAATGTTGCCAATACTTGCATCCCTCCTCGGTAGCCTTGCTGAAAATGGGCTTGGCCTGTTGTCATCTGCCATTCAAGCCAAAGGCAAAGAAGTCGTTGAGAACACGCTGGGCGTGAAGATTCCTGACAATCCAACCGCAGAAGATGTCTCTAAGCTGCGTGAGTTGCAGTTTGCCCATGAGGAGAAACTCCTTGAGTTGGGCATTGAAAAGGCCAAAATGGAATTGGCTGAGATGGAAATGTTTGCCAAGGCTGCGCAGAGTGATGCAGATAACGTCACAGACCGCTGGCAAGCCGACATGAGCAGCGATAGCTGGCTGTCCAAGAACATACGCCCCATGTCCCTGATTGCCATTTTTATAGGCTATTTCCTGTTTGCAATGATGTCAGCGTTTAATTACAACGCCCGTGAGTCCTACGTTTCCTTGCTTGGACAGTGGGGAATGCTTATCATGGGCGCGTACTTCGGTGGCAGAACCATCGAAAAGCTGGCTGAACTGAAAGGCAAAAAATGAGCTTAAGCACCGAACAAGCCGCATTCTTGCTGGACTTTTGCAAACTCATCACCTACGCCACAGAGCAGGGCTTTGTCGTTACTGCCGGGGAGCTTGCCCGTACACCTGAGCAGCAGGCCATTTACTTTAAAACAGGTCGCTCTAAGACCATGAAGTCCATCCACCTGAAGCGGTGCGCCGGAGACTTGAACTTCTTCAAGGATGGGAAGATAATCTGGGACAAGGCGACCATTGCTCCGTTGGGGGTATATTGGGAGTCACTGCACCCAAAGAATCGCTGGGGCGGGAACTTTTCCAACCTTGTAGACTGCCCTCATTTTGAGCGCAACGTGGGTTAAAAATGCCATTACAGAAGATACAGCTCAAGCCCGGTGTAAATCGTGAAAACACGCGGTACACCAACGAGGGTGGTTGGTATGAGTCCGACAAGGTTCGGTTTCGCCAAGGCACGCCTGAGAAGATTGGCGGTTGGGCGCGTATCTCAGCATCCACCTTTGTGGGGGTTTGCCGTTCTTTGTGGAACTGGGTAACGCTTGGCTCTTTAAATCTGCTGGGCGTTGGCACAAGCTGGAAGTTTTATATTGAGAGCGGTGGTGTCTATAACGACATCACGCCTATTAGAACCACGACAACGCTTGCCAGCCCATTTACTACGGCTACATCGACCAATACCGGCACGACTACAACGGTCACCGTAACGGATGCAAATAGCGGGTTCATTAATAATGATTACGTTACCTATTACATTGACGGTGCGGCATCAGTTACGTTTAACGGCATCACTATTACTACGGGTACTGAGTACCAAATTACGTATGTAAGCTCCACAACCTACAAAATTACCGTCACAGGCACAGCATCGGCAAGTTCTGCTGGTGGTGGAACCGTCTACGCCGTTTATCAAGTCAATACCGGCCCGTCCTCTGCGGCTCCGTTGACGGGTTGGGGCGCAAGTACTTGGGGTTCCGGCACATGGGGTATAGGTAGCACCTCCACAGACGCTTTGCGTATTTGGAACCAAGTTAACTGGGGGCAAGATTTAGTGTACGGCCCTCGCGGGGCACCCCTGTACTACTGGAACGCTAGCATTGGTTTATCAAATTCAGTAGTGTCCATGACTATTGCTTCTCCCTGCGTAGTAACGGCAGTGGTAACTCTGGCAGACGGAACACCAATTACGCTTGGGACTACTGGTGCACTACCAACAGGCTTGTTGCCCGGAGTGACCTACTACACCAAGTACTTGACAGCGGCCACGTTTAATCTGGCTGCAACATCCGGCGGCGTGGCAATAAACACATCTGGCACACAGTCAGGGGTGCATTCAATTTCTCCCCGTGGCATTTTGTTGTCGTCTTTGACAGGCGCGGATGGCTACACACCACTGTTCCAGAACGCGACAACCATATCGGACGCAAGCCGTTTCTTGCTTGTATTTGGCACCAACGACTACGGCAGCACAA